AGAAGGAGAGAGAGACGCGTCCGTGCCTCTTTTTTTATCCAATTCTTAGACTCCAAATGAAGCCCAGGCGCCCTCGGGTTGACTCGATCGAGCAGACCATCAAGCTAATGGGAGACGTAGCCAAGGGCCCGCCTGAGCCCCCGGCGCACGTAAAGCTTCGGCCTTGGGATATGCCGTTTTGGGACGGAATCATTGCCCAGCGCGCCCGCGACGATTGGACGGAAGTTGACCTGGTGGTTGCGGCGCAGTTGGCCCGCACTCAAGCCGATATCGAAACCGAGTCTGCCCTGGTTGAAACCGAGGAGCCAGCCAAGATCAAGCTGGAACATGTGGTGATCCTGGACAAGCTGGCCAACCGTGAGATGGCCCTCATCAGGACGTTGCGATTGGCGGGACTTGGGAATGCATCCGACGTCAAGGAACGTCGACGGCTCGAGCGGCAGGCGGAAAGTCTCGCCAAGGAAACTGACGACGAGGCCGATCCGCTGCTGGCATGACACGAGCCGAAGCAGTAATCGGCTTTATCGAGAAATATTGCCGAATCCCGTCCGGGGACAAGGTAGGCAAACCGCTTGTCTTGGAAGAGTTCCAGAAGCGGTTTATTCGCGACATTTACGATAACCCGTACCAGACGCGCCGCGCGTATCTGTCCCTCGCACGTAAGAACGGCAAGACGGCCCTGATTGCGGCGATTCTGCTGGCACACATTGCGGGCCCGGAAGCGAAGCAGAACACGCAGATTGTCAGCGGCGCGCAGTCCAGAGACCAGGCGGCTTTGCTGTTCGAGCTCGCCGAGCAGATGGTCAATCTGAATCCGACGCTGCAGAAGAAGGTCAGGATCGTTCCGAGCGGTAAGCGCTTGATTGGATTATCGAAAAACGTCCAATACAAGGCGCTGTCAGCGGAAGGCAAAACGGCGCACGGACTCTCACCTGTGCTGGCGATTCTGGATGAGGTAGGGCAAGTCGAAGGGCCGCGGGACAAGTTCATATCGGCGATCACGACGGCTCAAGGTGCTTACGAGCATCCGCTGTTGATTGCGATCTCCACCCAGGCGCCGACCGATCACGATCTCTTTTCTGTGTGGCTGGACACGCAGGAGACATCGCCAGATCCGCGCATCGTCTCTCACGTTTACTCGGCACCGGAGAACTGCGACCTTGATGATCGGAAAGCGTGGGCCGCAGCGAACCCGGCAATGGGCATTTTCAAGGCGGTCAGCGACCTTGAAATGGAGTCGCGCAACGCATTGACGATGCCGGCCAACGAGCCTGAGTTTCGGCAGTTAAGCCTGAATCAGCGGGTCGAATCTTCAAACCCGTTTATGACGAAGGCGGTTTGGGAAAGAAATTCAGCGCCGCCCACGCCATTTCAAGGACGCAGTGTTTACGGCGGACTCGACTTATCGGCGGTGCATGACTTGTGCGCAGCCCTTCTTTTGGACGCCGAGGATTTCAGCATTAACCCGTTTTTCTGGTTGCCGAAAGAAGGACTCGAACAGAAAGCGAAACACGACCACGTTCCGTGGGACATGTGGGAGAAACAGGGCTTCCTGAACACGACTCCAGGGCGCGCGATTCAGTACGAATATGTGGCTGAGTTTCTGCGTGGAATCTTCGATTCCTGCAACGTCGTGGCGTTTGGTTTTGACCGAGCTTTGATGCGGTTCCTACGTCCGTGGCTTGTAAAAGCGAATTTCAGTGACGATGAGCTGAAGAAGTTCATCGAGTTCGGGCAGGGCACATTGAGCATGACGCCGGCCCTTCGTGAACTGGAAGTCAAGGCAGTAAACGGACAGCTGCGCCACGGCAATCATCCGATCATGAACATGTGCTCTCGAAATGCTGTCGTGGTCGGACAGTCGGGAGCACGCAAGCTGGACAAGGAAAAGGCGCGCGGCCGAATCGACGGCATGACAGCGCTTGCAAATGCTTTCGGCGTGATGCCGAGCGAAGCAGATAAACCTTCAGAGCCAAGCCTGTCCTTCGTGTAACGAGTATTCCCCGCTAGATGGATTTAAGGGTCACTTCGGTGGCCCTTTTTTTTCGCCTTGCGGATGTGCGGATAACTAGACAGACCCAACCAGCGGAACCGGAGCCGCACCATCTATCGGAGTTTCAAATGAAAAGAGCATCAAAGGGCTTCACGCTCATCGAGTTGATGATCGTTGTAGCAATCATCGGGATCCTCGCTGCAATCGCGATTCCTCAGTACCAGGACTACATCACGCGCACGCGCTGGAAAGAACCGCTTAGTTCGATCCAGCAGATGAAGCAGGCAATCGCGGAATGCATGCAGAACAACAACAGCAGCCTTATCAACTGCGACACGATGGCCGAACTGGTCAACGGCGGCTTCTTGCAGACAGTTGCGCTACCGACACCGAACAACGCAACCGTCACTTTGACGGCGGTGACCGCGGCAATCGTGATGACCGGAACCAATCAGCTGGCCGGTTGCACGGTCACGATGACGCCATCGGCGGCAACCGCGGTGATCAACTGGACCTTCACCCGCGCGCCTGCTGCGACATGCACGCGTAACAACGTGGGTCTAGGCACGTAATTGCGTTTTTTGTGGTCCCTGCTGGTCGGCCTAATTCTGCTCGCCTTCGCGTGGCACTCCTCGGTTGCCGATGATGGGCATTGGCCGATCAGCATTTTCCTAGTTTGCATGTTGGGCGAGCTTTTACGCACGCCTGTCTGGAGTTCCAATGCCATACGACCAAACGACCGCGCTCAATAAGGCGTACTCCGTTCTTGAAGTCAAAGAGACCCGCGCGGAAGCGAAGGGCTTGACGATCAAGGGCATGGCGTCGACTCCCACGCCTGATCGCGTGGAAGACGTAGTCGAGCCGCTGGGGGCCAGATTCAAAACCCCGATGCCATTGCTGTGGCAGCACAAGAACGACCAGCCGGTTGGCTATGTCACTTTTGCACGTCCCACCGCAAATGGCATTCCGTTTGAAGCTTTTCTACCCTACGTCAAGGAAGACGGAAAGCTGAAGGAACGCGTCGACGAAGCGATCCATTCAGTCAAGTACGGGCTCGTGACCGCTGTTTCGATCGGTTTCATGGCCGTCAAGGGTGCCGTTGAGCGCCTGAAGTCGGGCGGCGTCCGATACAAGGAATGGGACTGGCACGAACTGTCGCTGGTCACCATCCCCGCAAATTCTGAAGCAACGATCGCCACGATTAAGGCGCTCGATGAGCAACACCAACGGGCCGCGTCCGGCTCATTTTCGTACGACAACGCAGTGATTATCGATTTGCCCCCTCCATCTGCCGGCGTCTCGGCATCAACCACCAAAGGAAAAGTAATGAAAACCTCAATCGCCGAACAGATCGGCAATTTCGAGGCCGAGCGCGCCTACAAGATGAGCCAGATCGAGAATCTGGTGACTGAAGAGGGCCCGGCCGATGACACGCTGCTGCAACAGCGTGAAGACATCACCAAAGAAGTTCAGGTTATCGACAAGCAGGTCGCGAGCCTGCGCAACATCGAGAAGCTGATGTTGACCGCCACGCCGGTGACTGACGATCCGGATACGGCAACGCAGCAACGCACGGAAGCCGGCCGCTCCCCGATTCAGTTTTCAAAGCGCAACGGCTTTGTGGGTCAGGACTTCGCGCGCCTTGCAATGGCGGTCATGGCCGGTAAGGGCAGCCGCATGGACACCGAGCAGTTGATCCGCGATAACTTCAAGGACACGCCGCTCGTCCTACAGGCGTACAAGTCGCTGCAAGGCGCCAAGGTCTACAAGGCGGCGGTCGCTGCGGGTACGACAACGGATTCCAACTGGGCCGCGCCGCTGGTCAATTACACCGACCTGGCGAACGAGTTCATCGAATTGCTGCGTCCGGAGACCATCCTTGGACGCCTGCCTTTGGTTCGTCGCGTGCCTTTCAATGTCCGCTTCCCGAAGTTGGCGGCGGGTGCAACTGCATCGTGGGTTGATCAAGGCGGAGCGAAGCCAGTCAGTGCTTTGGACTTCGATTCAGTGACCCTGCTCTTCAACAAGCTCACGACCATCGTGGTGCTGACGGAAGAACTGATGCGCTTCTCAAGCCCGAGCGCTGAAATGTTGGTGCGGGACGAAATCGTTGCGGCAGTCGCGCAGAAGATGGACGTGTCATTTATCGATCCATCACTCTCAGCGGTCGGCACGACTTCTCCGGCATCGATCACGAACGGAGCGACGGCTACCGCTTCAACGGGTGCCACGGTCGCGCTGATCACCACAGCATTGACCACGGCGCTGACCAACGCGGCCAGCAACAACGTAAACATCTCGAGCGGCGTGTGGATCATGCGCCCACAGACAGCGGTTTACCTGTCGACTCTCCGCGGCGCGCAGGACACGCCAGCATTCCCAGGCGTAGCGTTGAACGGCGGCAACCTCTACGGCTTCCCGGTCATCGTATCGGGCAACATGCCGTTGCAAACGGGCACGGATTCGTACATCGTGTTCCTCGTGCAGCGTGAAGTCTTTCTTGCAGATGACGGCGCGACCCGCATTGATTCAAGCGGTGAAGCCTCGCTGCAGATGGACGGCGCGCCTGCAACGGGCGCGGCGCAGCTTGTTTCCCTGTGGCAGCACAACATGGTCGGCCTCAAAGCCGAGCGGTTTGTCACATGGAAGCGGCGTCGCGATGCCGGCGTCCAAGTCATTACGGACGTGTACTGGTAGACAGTGAAAAAGGACCGCAAGGTTCCTCTCGTGGCAGCGGGTCGCCAGCAGTACGGCACCCGCATGCTGCGGGCTGAAGAATTCCCAACTCCTGCCAAGGTCAAGGTTCGCGTGAAGCGCGCCTACAAGCGGCGGGACATGAAGGCCGAATCGTGAACTCCACATTCAGGACGACAGAGGACGGCGACATCTCGCGCTGGGATCCTAGAATGGGACGATGGGATTTGATCGTGCCCGCCGCGGTCACCAAGGCGCCCGTCGCAGCGTTGACGGTCCAGAACTCAAGCGCACTCATGCCGGTGGGTTACGGTGGGAGTTGGCTGGGCGGCATTGTGGGTGAGCCTTTTAGCGGCGCGTGGCAGCGCAACATATCTGCCAGCAGTCCGAAAGATGTCACTGCGTTTTCAGCGGTCTATACCTGCATCGACCTGATCGCGAGTGATATTTCCAAGCTACGAATCAAGCTTGTCGAATTTACAGAGGCGAAAGTTTGGCAAGAAGTACGCGCTGGCGGTCTGCAAGCCAATGATTCACGTGGAACGGCTTTTCTGCCTGTTCTGACCAAGCCGAACGAATACCAGACGCGCATCCAATTCCTGCACCAGTGGCAAACGTCGAAGCTTCTCCACGGCAACACCTACGTCCTGAAGGAGTACGACGATCGGCAGACCGTGCGCGCAATGTACGTGCTGGACCCGCGCTTGGTCACGGTAAACGTTGCGGCGAACGGCTCTGTTTTCTACGTACTTAAGCGCGATCCGCTGGCAACGGTCACGGACGACGCATTAGCTGTTCCTGCCAGCGAGATCATTCACGATCGAGGGCCTACCCTTTGGCATCCGTTGATCGGAGTTAGCCCCATTTACGCATGTGGGGCCGCGGCTGTTCAGGGTTTGAGAATCCAGCATGACAGCGAGGAGTTCTTCACGCGTCATGCGACTCCGGGCGGGCAAGTTATCGGGCCGCCGAACGTCGACATTCCTGATCCCAAACTCCAGCGGATGAAACAGGAATGGGAAGATAACTACGGACCCGGAGGGCGCGGCAGAACCGCATTCTTCACCCACGGCATGAAGTTCGAGCCGATGCGGATGTCATCCGTCGACGCGCAACTCATCGAGCAACTGAAGTGGACCGTCGAAGACGTCGCCAGATGCTTCAAAGTGCCGCTGCATATGCTTGGCGTGCAAGGCTCGAACCCTAGCTACAACAACATCGGAGCGCTCAACCAGGCCTATTACAACCAATGCCTGCAGCATCCGATTGAAGCGCTAGAACTGCTGCTCGATGAGGGCTTAGGCCTAGTCGATGCCGGTTATGGCGCAGAGCTCGACCTGAAGACACTGGTCCGCATGGACCCGGCCGCGCGCATGGAAACCAACTCCAAAGGTACGGGCGCGGGTCTGCTGACGATCAACGAGGGCCGCGCAGATTACGACGATCTGCCGCCGATCGCCGGTGGCGACAAGGCATACCTGCAACAACAGAACTGGGCGCTGCAGGACTTGGCTGATCGCGATCCTGCCGGCCTGAATCCGGCGCCAGCACCAGCCGCAACGGCTCCCGCCGCCAACGATGACACCGCTCAAGAAGATCCAGCGGTAAGACGGCGCAATGCCGTTGATTTCCTGACGAAAGAACTTGCCAATGCGTGATGCGCCGATTCTCTTAGCGGTTGCCGATGTCATCAAGACTCACGTTGGCTCGGCTGTAGCGGCTCTGCGCGGGGAAATAGATGCAATCAGGCAGGAAATCAAATCCATTCCCGGGCCAGTCAAAGGCCCACCGGGAGACCCTGGCCCTCCTGGCCCGCCTGGAACGAAGGGCGACAAGGGCGAAGATGGAATCGGCATTAGAGGCGACCCTGGCCCTCGTGGACAGGATGCGCCACCAGTCGACGTCGAAGCCTTAGCGCAAAAGGTTCTGGCGCTCGTACCGAAACCGAAAGACGGCGATCCGGGCCCGCCTGGAGCCCGAGGTAAGGACGCCGAACCGATCGATACAGAAGCCGTCATCAAAGCGGTTCTCGCGCAGGTTCCGGTTCCGAAGAGCGGAGAACCTGGACCTAAGGGCGTCGATGCGCCGGCTGTTGATACCGAAGCGCTCGCGGCGTCAGTCACGGAAAAGGTACTTGCTCAAATACCGCCGCCCATTCATGGTGAGAAAGGCAAGGATGGCAAGGACATTGATCTCGCAACCGTCCATTCATTAATTCAAGCCGAGGCCATAAAAGCGGTTAACGCGTTGCCTAGACCCGAGCCCGGTCGTCCTGGCCCGAAGGGCGATCGCGGCATGGATGGCAAGCATGCAAGCGAGATTGATTGGCTCCCCGGCATAGATGAGTCTATGGCTTACCCAAAGGGCTCATGCGCGATTCACCGCGGCGGGACCATAGTTGCCTACCGGACAACCGATCCCGTCGTAGCGGGCGATCTGGAGGCCGCTGGATGGCTAATTTCGCAGAACGGTATTCAGTCGATCGCCGAAGACATGGCGCCGGATGGCAGGACGCGCGTGACGTCCTACCTGATGACGAACGGCAAATCCCTTGTGACTGAGGTCAAGACCTACCAACAGATTCCGCGCGGCACTTTCTCGGAAGGCAAGGAATACGACCGTGGCGACGTCGTGACCTGGGACGGCTCGAGCTGGCATGCAGAGAAAAGCACGCGCGACAAGCCCGGACGCTCCGACGCCTGGCGCTTGATGGTCAAGAAGGGCGATACGCCGAGAAAACCTAACGGGACAATTCAATGAAGCTGAGCAATCTGGCAGCCAATGCGCAAGCCAAGGCGCTTGCTGATCTGCTGGTCGGTGGTTACATCGACCTAGTGGCGGGTGAAGACCGTCTGGCGCGGTCAAATCTGGCCGCTGTGCCGTTTGGATCTCCGCAAGAGGGAATCATCAAGGCCAACGCGATCGCGCCGTCTGTGGCCGTTGCGACCGGCGAGCCGACGGGATTTCGTATCTGCACGAAAGAAGGTGCCGTGGTGATTGAGGGCGGGCGCGAAGCCATGAACCTGCAAGTCGATATGGTTGTGAAGGGGACATTGGTTCGCATGCCGGAGTACGTGCATCGAGTCGTGAAGGACGACTGATGGAATGGGCCTGCGGCAACGTCTATATCCGGCCCAACCAGGGAAACAAGGGCGACAAGATAAAGGGCCACGCACACAACTTCGACCACACAACCATATGCCTGCGCGGGGCGGTCCGCATCAAGGCGGGCGATGTTAAGCGCGAGTTAAGGGCCGCGTCCGGTGATGTGGCAATCAGTCAGGCGCACGTACTGATCAAGGCCGGAGTCGAGCACGACATCGAGTTCCTTGAAGATAACTCAGTGTTTTGGTGCGTGTACTCCCACCGGACCCCGCAGGGCGACATCGTGCAGGAATACACCGGCTGGGATAAGGCTTACACCTGATGGCGGAATTCCTAGTAAGAATCCGCGACAAGGTTGATCACAACCCGATGCTGTTAGGCGAGCGCGAAGTGGTTTGCGTCTGCCCAGATGGCTGGAAGTGGTCGCAGATTGAACAGAAGAATCCCGATTGGCGAATCCTGAAAGTGCCTGGAATGACGGTCGATGAGGGCTCAGTTTTCTTGGCTCCTGAGCCTGTGGACGCAAGCAAATACATTCCTCGCAGGCGCGCGTTCAAGATCGACCCCGCCGCATTACCGGCTGATGCACTGAAGCTGTCGGATGACAAACGAGTCGAGGCTGTTGTGGAAGTTCCGAAACTCGCTTTGGAGGCAAGCAAGACAGTCCGCGAGCCATTGCCGCGGCTGGACGTCATTGCGCCGGTTGACGTGATCGTCAAGGCCGCATCCAAAGGCAAAAAGTAAGTGGCAACCGTTAGCACGATTGGCACGTCGAGCCGGAATTACTCCACGCTGCAGGCATGGGAAGACGCGGTTCCGGCAACGCCGACCGGAGGATACGAGGGGCATTGCTACAACGATTCGCAATTTACGGCTGCTCTGCAGATCGCAGGGCATACGACTAGCGCGGCGAATTACATCAAGTTGACCGCAGCAACCGGCCAATCATTTCAGGACCACGCCAGCGTTAGAACGAACGCGCTTATCTACGACCAATCGAAGGGTGTCGGCATTTCGACGACCGGAATTCCTTCGGCCTTAGATATTGATGATCCGCATGTCACGGTTGATCGCTTGCAGGTTAGGAAAACATCGACCCTTTACGGAGCGGCCGTTATTGATAACGCGTCCGCGACGGCTAAGAACAACACCTACAAAGATTTGATCATCGGGAAGGAATTCAGCGGCACGAATGCAGTTATCGCGATCAGGGGCGGGAAGTTAATAAATTCGCTCGTTTATGACACCGGTTCAACCGCTAGCACGGCGGCAGTCTCCGGCGCGGGCGGCGCATCGCTTGAAATGAATATGATTAATTGCACCGTCGCCCGCGCGAATACTGCCGGCGGGACGGGTGTCTCTGTCCCATACGCAGATAACCTCGTCAACAATTCCGCCGTCTTTGGTTGGACGACCGCTTTCGGCGGTGCGGGCAATTACAACGGGAGCACCGGCTACAACTGCACCGACGCGGCAAGCGCGCCGGGCTCGAACAATCAAGTCAGCAAGACGTTTTCCAATCAGTTTGTCAGCACGACGGCAGATTTCAGACTCAAGACAGGCGCGGACTGCATCAACACCGGCAATACCGACGCAACCAACGCGCCGAACGACATCAGCGGCACGGTTAGAGGTTCGACCACAACGGGTGATATTGGGGCGTGGGAGTTTGTGGCTAGCGGTCTTGAGCAGATATTGACTGGCGTGTTCGGGCGCTTGTTCCAAGGAAAATTCGGATGACGATCAGTTACGGAAACGTGCCGGCAGGAACGGTTCTTTACATACCGTTCCACACGTTCAACGCGGCCGGCGCGAGCGTGACGATCACCGGACTGGCAGCCACGGATATTGAGATTTACAAAAATGGATCAACCACGCAGCGTTCCAGCGACAACGGTTACACCTTGCTGGACACGGACGGCATCGACTTTGACGGCATCACAGGTATTCACGGATTCAGCGTTGATACCGGAGACAACACCGACAGCGGCTTCTTCTCTGCTGGAGCTCAGTATTGGGTAGTGGTCAGCACGATCACTGCTGACAGCCAGACAGTCAGTTTTATCGCTGCAACGTTCAGGATTGAACCTGCAGCTGGCATCAATGCCAACGTGGTCAGCAACGCTGGAACCGCTATCACAGCAGCATCAGGGATTCAGGAAGTCAAAGTGGCGAGCATCGCGGCCAATGCGATCACCGCGACAGCCATCAACGCCGATGCCATTACTAACGCGAAGATTGCTGACGATGCCATCGCTGTTGAGAACATCAAGGACGGCGCGATCACGGCGGCGAAGATTGCCAGCGATGCAATCACCGATGCCAAGGTTGCCTCAGACGTGACCATTGCAAGCGTCACAGGGGCCGTAGGCAGTGTCACCGGTGCGGTGGGTAGCGTGACAGGTAACGTCGGCGGCAACGTCACAGGAAGCGTAGGAAGCGTTGCAACGGGCGGAATTACAGCGGCATCATTTGCGGCGGATGCAATAACGGCGGCAAAGATTCATTCAGACGTAACGACCGAGCTACAGTCTGGTCTAGCGACAGCTTCCGCTGTGTCTGCCCTCCAAACGAGCGTCGACGATTTGCCGACAAATTCTGAACTAGCGACGGCTCTCGGGACCGCCGACGATGCCGTGCTCGCACAGGTAGCGCTCGTGAAGGCTGTTACAGACAAGCTCGACGACACGCTTGAGGATGACGCCGGCACATTCCGCTTCACGACCAATGCGCTCGAGCAGGCACCAACGGGCGGGAGCGCGCCGACGGCCTCAGCTATTGCCGACGAGGTCGAAACGCGCACCATGGCCGCAGTGACACTTGTGAACGGGCTCGCGGCCAATAGCGTCACCGCTTCGGCACTGGCCGCCGATGCCGTGACGGAGATTCAAAGCGGACTGGCGACGGCAACAGCTCTTAACACCGTCGATGACTTACTCGATACTGAAGTCGCTGCAATCAAAACCGTAGTCGATGCGGTGAAGGTGCAAACCGACAAGTTAACGTTCACGGTTGCCAACCAAATTGACGCAAACATTCAGTACGTTAATGACACGGAGCTACAAGGAACGGGCGACGTCGGAGTCGACGAGTGGCGCGCGGTGTAAACCGTGTCGATGCTGAATTGGAGAGGCTGGGCCGCAAACTGGTTAGGCTGGGGTAGCGCTGGACCGGTAACGCCCCCGGTTGCGGGCGGTGGTGGTGATCGGGGCATCAATCTTCTTCGGGGACCGTTCTTCGAAGAAGAGCGAGTAGAGCAGAAACCCAAACCCGTAACAGTTCGGATTCGGACAAGGCAACCGGCCCAGCAAGGGTTGCTGACAGTCACAGCAGAGACAGCAATCAGGCTCGCAAGCTGGGGCTATGGGGCGGACGTTCTAGCGAAGTTCGAAACAGAGACAAGCATCCGGTTCGCAACCGAGCAAAAGCATTCGATAGATGTTCGGTTCGATGTGGGCCGCGTGCAGACAAAGATGATTCCGGTTCGACCGCAATTCACTGCTCGCTTGAGTATTGAAACAGAAACCAAAAACGAAGCGAAGCTGACAGTCGAATGAAGTGGTCTGTTCCGAAAATGTGGGAAGGCGAAACCGTCGCCATCCTTGCAAGCGGGCCTTCGATGTCGCAGGAAGTAGCGGATCAGGTAGCAAGGGCCGCCCACAGGACGATCGCTATCAATACGACGATCAGGCTCGCGCCGTGGGCAGACATGCTCTACGCAGCAGATGCGGCGTGGTGGAATCGGCATTGGAAAGAGGTAAAGAGTTTTCAGGGATTAAAGGTAGGCACGGCAGACTTTGACCCACCGCCAGAAGTCCTGACGCTATTCAGGAGTGGAGTTAACGGGTTCGATCCCGATCCCGCGAAACTTAGGAGCGGCAAGAACAGCGGATACCAGGCTATATGCATTGCCGTTCACGCAGGCGCGAAGCGGATATTGCTGTACGGCTTTGACTGTCACGGCGCGAAAGACAAGAGGACCGGCCGCTACGAGCAGCACTGGCATGGCGAGCATCCTTCACCACTGAGGAATCACGGCGAGACGATTTACAGCAGCTGGGTGGATCGCTTCAACGAACTGGCAAAGCTGTTGCCGAAGGATGTTGAAGTGATCAATCGAACACCAGGCAGCGCGATTAAATGCTTTCCGTCTGAGCCGTTACAGATGGCCGCATGATCGCCCTATGCAGTATCCGATCGCAACCACACTACCGAAGAGATGCATTCCTCGCCGGATTGGCGAAGAACGGCTACAAACTGGTGCAGAGTGGGCAGCCGGAAAGCAGCAGGGACTTGCTGATCACATGGAATCTGTACGGCGGTTATGAATCGATGGCCGCCGCGTGGGAGAGGAGAGGCGGAACGGTCCTCGTCTGCGAAAACGGATACATCGGAAAGGACAAGAACGGGCAGCAGTATTACGCGATCTCCGCGCATGGTCACAACGGCTCTGGGTGGTTCCCGCCGTGCTCTGGCCGCTTCGCGAAGCTGGGTATCGAACTCCAGCCGTGGCGTACTGCTGGCGATTTTGTGCTTGTTTGCGGTCAGCGCGGTATTGGAAGCAAGACGATGGCGTCGCCTGCAGGATGGCATGACAAAGCGGCGAAACGCATACAGCAGCTTTGCGAAAAGCAGGTACGGATAAGGCCTCACCCCGGCAAGGATCCACCGAAGACGCCGGTTGAAGATGATTTGCAGGGCGCATGGGCGTGCGCGATCTGGTCTAGTTCCTCCGGCATCAAGGCGTTAGTAAACGGCATCCCGGTCGCATTCGATGCGCCCTTTTGGATAGCTGAAGACTGTGCTGTAAAGATTGACGGCATCGCGCATCCGATAGTCGACGACGGCAAGAGGCTGCTAGCGATGGAAAAGGTCGCGAGCGCGCAGTGGTCGATTGCGGAGATTGAAGCGGGGCTTCCTTTCGCGTTGTTCCGCGAGCGGTTGAATTGATGTTGATTGCAAGGCCGGTACTAGGCAAGGCAAAAAGCCGCGACCTATGCGCGGCATTCATACAAGGGGCACCAACCGAAGCACAAGGAGAGGTTTTCTATGGCGTCGATCAAACCAATATCCACCACTGGCAGCGGGTCTGCACTGGTTCCGAGCCGTGGTACTACATCGACAACTCGTTCTTCGACAAAACGCGGGGCACTCATTTCCGCATCGCCAGGAACGCAGTCCAGCATTCTGGGGAAGGTCAAAGCGACGGCCAAAGGTTCAAAGCGCTCGCGCTCGAAATAAAGCCGTGGCGCAAGACGGGTAGTCACATCGTTGTATGTCCGCAGTCCGATTCGTTCATGCGCGACATAGCCGGATGGAAGAACAACTGGCTCTCGGAAGCAGTGCGATCGATGGCGCTGGCATCCAACAGGCGCTTCAAGATTCGCAACTGGGACAGGGACAAAGCAAAGGCATCGAAGACCTTGCCGGACGATCTGCGGGACGCATGGATTCTTGCGACGTACTCATCCGCTGCAAGCGTGACTGCATTACTGGAGGGTATTCCGGTCGCTTGCTGTGCCGGCGCGTGTTACGGGATGGGAGTCAGGGTAATTGATATAGAGCAGCCGATATATCCAAAGGATCGCGAGCGGTTCTTCGGAGTGCTGGCCGACAACCAATGGAACGTTTCAGAAATGAAAGATGGAACAGCGTGGCGGATGCTGAACTGAAGGGATGGTTCAAGGGTGAAAATCGTCCCGGCGACCGCACGCTCGAGCAACAGTTACTCGGACTTGATCCACTGTTCGATGAGGCGAAAGGATCAACGATTCTCGACGTTGGTTGTGCTGAAGGGCTGATCTCGATCGAACTTGCTAAACGTGGGGCCGACGTTCACGGCATAGAAAAGATCGAGAGACACGTCGAAGAAGCCAGAAGACTACGGGCGCATTACTCATGCCGCTTTGAGGTAGGGGATGCGAACACCTATCAGCCCGATGGGGAATACCACATCGTGCTATTGCTCGGCATCCTGAACAAGCTGAAGTTGCCGAGTCAGGCATGCGCAAGGTTCGCGGCGGCAGCGAAGAGCCTAGTTGTGATGAGACTCCCGCCACAACATGCGCCGGCCGTAGTTGCACAGCGATCCGGTTTCGTGAAGCACGACATGCAAGCCGTTATGACGTGGTACGGGTTCGAGCTCGAGCGGGTGACGCGCGGATCGTTTTCAGAGTGGACAGGATGGTTTAGGCGGCGCCGTGTCTGAGGAGATGTTGGCCCGCTATCGGGCGTTGGCCGAGAACACGACTCACTTCCCCGGCCTCAGCATCATGGAGCACGCCGGGCAGATTAAGAAGTTGCTGGATAAGTTTGAAGCGAAGACGGTTCTGGATTACGGATGCGGCAGGGGTGAGCAATACGGGCCTGAATACGCATTGCATGAACTATGGGGGATTGAAAGACCAACCCTGTACGACCCAGCTTTCGAGACGCACTCGACATTGCCCGAAGGCAGGTTCGATGCGGTCTTGTGCAGCGACGTGATCGAGCACATCCCTGAAGATGAAGTGCCAGCTTTCGTGATGCGGCTTTTCGACTACGCGGACAAATTCGTGTGGGCCTCGATCTGTTGTCGACCAGCGAAGAAGCGATTCAAAGACGGTTTGAATATGCACGTCACGCTTTGGCCGTTCTGGAGATGGGAAGCGAAGTTCGTGAAGTGGTCGCGTGGCAAGCCTTATGCGATTGTTGAAACAAGGTGATATTCGATCCGCCAGACGCAGAGGTCGCAAGACTGTTCGATGCCTGTGAGTTGATTGTTTTCAAGTCGATTCGTCTGTCCAACTTCAAGGCGCTGTCAGAACTGCCGATCCACGACGTTGCGCTCTGGAAGAAGATGAAGTCCAAGAACGCTCTATTGCCTTTCGATGGTAAGCATCCTCTTCGCGTGTGGACTACGGATGCGGGGCGCGCGAAAGAGATTCAGGCAATGTTGAAAAAGACGGAGGATGAAGCTAGGGGCTTGATGCGCCGATGGTTCCCGAAGAAAAAGTACGGGCCGGAGATGCACTCCTGGCGCTACACGATCACGAAGGATGAGCCGCTTCACTTCGATGTTTATGCGGAGCGGGTTGTTTCTCCGGTGGTTCGGTTCTTCGTGAACCTAGACACTGAGCCGCGGGTTTGGGACATAGGTACAACCGCAGTAAGCAAAGACAGCGGTACCTACGATCCGGGCTATAGGGCTCGCATCAACGAGGGGCCGGTGCAGAGGGTGTCATTCGATCCCGGTGATCTGTGGATTGTCGATTCGAGTCGCGTCTCGCACGCGATCATCTACGGGCGCAGGGCTGCCATGTTTTCGTTTGAAACGAGGTAATGGGCGCCGGGGACTGGCTGATGTGTACCGGCCAAGTCAAGGACTTGTACGCGCATCGTGGTCAGGTGGTGATGGTGGTGAACCACGTCGGACGGCTCATGTGGCATCCAGTGTTTGACGGGAATCCAAAGATCACCCGCATGCATCGCAGCAACCATGTGAAGCTGCTGAATGCAGGCGGTAATCGGCCTTACATAGCAGGGAAGAATAACCAGCGCTGGTCATGGAAGCCATACAAGCCGATACCGGGCGAGTTGTATTTCACCGTTGAGGAAAAGGCGTTCGCAGAGCCGTATCGCGGCTTGGTAATGATCGAACCGAACAGCAAGGCAAACGGACACACGAACAAACAATGGCTCTGGGAGCGATGGCAGCAGTTGGTAAGCATTGCGCCGATGGTTCAGTGCTCGGATAAGGGACCGTGGCTCAATGGCGTGACGATGGTCAACACGCCGACCTTCCGCCATGCCTGCGCAGTGCTGAGCGTTTGCAAGGCTTACGTCGGACCTGAGGGAGGGTTACACCATGCAGCAGCTGCTCTTGAAGTTCCGGCAGTGGTGCTCTGGAGTCATTTCATCGATCCGTCGATTACTGGCTATCAGACGCAAAAAAACATAAGGCACGCAGAAGGCATCTGTGGGATGCGCGTCAACTGTCCGAAATGCAGGGAATCGATGGAAGCCATAAGTGTTGATGAAGTAGCAGAGGCGCTGCGCGATGTTCTTAGCTGAAGGATGGTGGTTCCCAGACGGCGAGAAGCACCTGCCGGAATGGATTCAGAAGAACGGAGTCATGCTGAATGGACGAAATAGCTACCAGGGCAAGAAGCAGGTGGCCGCTCTACATCTATGCAAGTCGTTTAGAACTGCTGTGGACGTGGGCGGCCATGTCGGACTATGGAGTTACAACCTCGCTCGACGCTTCGGCGTGGTGCATGCCTTTGAGCCCATCAGTGCCCATCGCGAATGCTTCGCGCGGAATGTGGATATGCCAAACGTTCACCTGCACCCGATTGCACTAGGCGAGAAGTTCGGGACTGTTGGCATGTACTCGGCGCCCACTAGCAGCGGCGATTCATACGTCAAGGGCGAGGGATCGATTGAGATGCGCCGGCTCGATGATTTCAACTTGCAGGACGTCGACTTCATCAAGCTGGACTGCGAAGGCTACGAGCTCTATGCCTTGCGCGGTGGTGAGGAAACATTGAAGCGCTGGAAGCCGGTCGTGTGTGTGGAACAGAAACCAGGCAAGGCGCAGCAGTTCGGATTGAAAGAAATCGGTGCAGTCAACTACTTGCAGGACTTAGGGGCAAAGCTACGGCTCACGATGTCTGGTGATTTCTTCCTAAGTTGGGATTGAAGCATGGCATGGAAGGATCAACCACGTGACCGCCTGCGGGTCTACATCGGATACGACGAGCGCGAGAAGATCGCGTACGACGTGGCAGAGAAGACCGCCCGAGCGTGGGGCTGCGACGTTATTCCGCTTTACGAGGAACGGCTTCGCTACGCAGGGATATTGACTCGTCCAACAGACCGCCGCGGCAGCTTGTTCGACTTGAACAGCAACGCGCCAATGTCGACGGAGTTTGCAATCTCACGCTTTGCGGTGCCGATTCTCTGTCATTCTGGATGGTGCCTGTTTGCGGACTCAGACACGGTGATGCTTGAAGACCCATACGAACTGATGGTCTATGCCGATCCAACTAAGGCCTTGCATTGCGTGAAGCATGAAGACTTCAATGCAGACGGAACCAAGATGCGCGGGCAAACGCAAACCTCCTACGCGCGCAAGTGCTGGTCCAGTGTGATTTTGTGGAATTGCGATCACCCTGCAAACAAACGACTGAACCTTACGACGTTGAATCAATGGCCAGGTCGAGATTTGCACGGACTGAAATGGCTTGCGGATTCAGAGATTGGCGAATTGCCAGGAAGCGCCAACTGGCTCGTTGGAATACAACCGAAGCCAGAGCGACCGATCATTGCGCACTTCACATTAGGAACGCCAGATATGCCGGAACGCAGACAAACCGAGCACGACGACATCTGGTGGCACGCGAAAGAGGCAGCATGACAGACCTAACCAGAGACGAAGCGCTAAGTGCTCTTCGTCAGAATCCTTACCGTTTAACAGGTTCGATACTGGAAGTGCGCCATGCTGGTAGATGGTTAAGGTGTGACGGCCGAACCGATGAGCTTGATGACATACAAATTTGTAAGTCTTATCGCAGTATTCGTTCTGTCCAACGCGACTGCAAATTTGGCGCTCGCATAACTAGCGATGGATCTTTTCTCCCAATAACTCAAGGTTCGGACGGATGAGCCTTATCTACTACTCGCCGCCTAGCTGGTACTACGCATGGAGTTCAACCCGATACGCCCGCACTGGCGTCAAGGTGCTGAACGCGGATCAGATCGTCGAGCCGATCAACATCGCGGAAGCCGCTTTGCATCTGCGGATAGACGCAATCGACTCGCCTCCTGAATATCCAGATCAGGAACTGATCGAATGGCAGATCAGCGCAGCGCGGGAGTATTGCGAGCAGTACATGGGGCGGTCGATCGCACAGAAGACGCTGGAATACCGCACAGACCAATTCCCCGCGGCGTGCTACGACCAGGACGGCATACCGTTGCCGATGGGTCCGGTCTTGCGAGTGATTCAGGTGAGCTACATCGCGGAAGACGGAACTGAAACCATCATGGACGATGGCACCGGCTCACCGACAAACATTCAATTTGAACTGGACACATGGACCGAGCCGGCACGGCTTAGGGCACCTTACAACGTGGCATGGCCCAGCGGTGCGCGCTACCACGCCGGTTCGGTTCGTGTGCAGTACATCGCAGGATATGGACTTCCGAGTGACAGTCCGACAGAGGCGGAGATATTGCCGTACTCAGTCAAGGCCGCGATGCTGCTGGTGCTTGGGCACTTGTACGAAAGCCGCGAGAACACAGTCGAGCAACCATTGACCGAGATTCCGCTAGGCGCAAAGGCATTGCTTGAGCCGTACCGCTTACATCTGGGGTTTGCGTGATGATGTGGGGCGGACCGCCACTTGACTCGCCATTACTTTATGGGCGAGTTGACTACACAGATCAAGCATCGCCAAAGTTTGATCATTGGGGCTCGATAGAAATAGTTCGGCTCCAAGGTGGGCCATACGACGGCAAAGAAGCGTTTGTTTTTGAAGGGTGGGATTCCGTTGGCTGGGAACGTGAATACATTCGTGACAAAGCAGATCGTGCTCTTTGGAACTACGAGTACGACAAGTTCCTATGAGAGCCGGCAAGCTTAGACACCGCGTCGCCTTCGACCGTCCCATGCCGACGCAGAACGAAACAGGCGAAGAGATTATCGACTGGCACCATGCAGGAACCGTATGGGCTGAGATCGAGCCATTGAGCGGCACAGAAGCCTTGCGCTTAAACGTGAACCTTGCAGAGATCAACACACGACTGAACGTTCGCTGGTCGCAGAGCATGGACGGGATTGATACAAAGTGGCGCGCTCGAGACTTGAGCGAGAACGGGCGCATCTACAACCTGCAGCACATAGCTGACGTTCACCGCGAGCACAAGCGGATCGAGATATTGGCGCGGTCAGGGGCGAACGAGGGCTAGATGGCAGTTGAGTACATCCAGACCAAAGGCTTCAAGGAACTTGGCGAACGCTTGAAGGCATTGGGCCTTGACTTCAAACAAGGCTCGAACATAGCGCGAGCCACAACGAACGCAGGCGCGCAGGTAATCAAGAAGCTAGCGATCCTAAAGGCGCCGATGGGACCGCCACAGCAGACGCCTGAAGTCCCTCCCGGATACCTGAAGAAGAACATCATCGTGCGTTACAGCCGGCGCCAGAAGACATACACCAGCGAGCACGCAGTCACGATCCGAAGCAAAGGTAAGGGCGTACTGAGCGAGGATGTTTCAGCGAACCCATACGCGATAGGCATCTATCAGGAATTCGGAACTGTTAAGCAAGGTCCGCAGTCGTTCATGCGGCCGGCATTGGATTCCGGCAAGGGGCAAGCGCTCAAGGCGATGTACGACCGGATGCTGAAGCGCATCGAGAAAGCGGAGAGCGGCAAGTGACCATTGAGTCAGATTTGCGCGCGACGCTAAGTAGTTTGGTTAGCAACCGCGTGTATCCGATGACGTTCGTCCAGCCAAGCAGCGGAGCACTTCCGACCTGGCCGGCGATCCGCTACGAGTTCATCAGCGAGGTTCGTCCCATTGCCATCTGCGGACATGGGGACGAGGACACCGAAGACATTCGTGTGCAGCTGGATGTCGTCGACAAGACGTTCGTCGCGATGCGCGCGTTACGAAACGAAGTGATTGCCGCGATGCGTAGCTATCCGAAGCCCGCCACATTTCAGGACGGAGCGGCAGGTTACGACGCGGAAACCAAAACCTACAGAGCTCGGATCGATTATCTGATCCACCAAAGCAGCGGTTCCGGATCTCCGTAACCAAAGCGCTTTACCCCGCTTTACCCACCAGCCCGCCTTGTGCGGGCTTTTTTATTCCTGAAAGGAAGAATCAATGTCATCGGCACAGTCCTTCAAGTTTCAGGGCAGCCAGATTGCGGTGCTTGTGGACTTTGCCGCATCGGGTTCGCCATCCCTTGTTCTAACCGGTATCACCAAGGCTGCTCCGCCTGTTGTGACCGCAGCTGGTCACGGTTTGGCAGACGGAGACGTCGTCAAGCTCAACGGCGTAGGCGGCATGACGGAAGTTAACAATGGAGTCTTCATCGTTAATGTTCTGTCCAGTTCGACGTTCGAACTACTTGGCGTCGACGCTACGGGTTACGGCACGTACACCAGCGGCGGTCGCATCGATGAAGCCACGCTGTCCAATTGGTGCGAGATCACCGGCTACAACCGGACTGGCGGAACGTCTCCCGAGATTCCCACTACGACCATCTGCTCGAATGCGCGCGAGTACAAGTTGGGCCTTCCCGACTTTGGTACGACGCAGATTGATTACCTGTTCGCGCCACGCACCACGATCCAGATCGCCATGCAAGCAGCTTACGAAAGCGGCAACGTGATCGCGGTTCGCGTGATCCTGCCGGAGTCTGGCGGGACTTTGGTGCAGCTTGGATTCGTGCAGCAGACCAGCGAGCAAGCCGCGGTTGACGGCTTGTGGACTGCCTCAATGACACTCCGGAACACAGGAGCACGTGAGGACTTCGCGTAATGAAACCAGAACAACTGAGAGCGTCAATTCTGAAGGCTTCCTCACCGAAGCCCATCCGGCTTGAAGTTGAAGGGATAGGCCCTGTCTTCGTGAAGGTGCAGACGGCCTACGACGCAGACGTCAATCGAAAGCGGCTCGATGCCGCCAAGAAAGATGACAACTGCGAAATAGGTCGTCTGCTTGCCATCATGCTTTGCGACGAGGAAGGTAATCCGCTATTCGATCTGGCGGATGATGCAACGGCCATGCAGCTTGCAAAGCTTCCTGGCAGCGTGCAATCAGCCATTCTTGACGCATCAAACAAGGCGAACACCAGCGACCCAAAGTCTTAACCCCGCGCGACGAGTTCGTCATGGAGCTCGCGCTGAATCTGGGGTGGCCGGCTGAGCTTCTATCGAAATCCATGACCGCCGCCGAGTTAGACGGCTGGGCCAAGTATGCCTCCCGCATTCCTCTTCCGCATAAGCGGATGGAGATCATGCTGGCTCAGCTTTCACTTCTAATCGCTCGCACGATGGGCGGCGCCAAGAATGTGTCCGTGAAAGACTTCATGCTCGCTCTTCCTGATGTAGATATCCCTGACAACGTAGTTCGCTTGCGTCAGGCATTCGGTTTCAAGCCTCGCATTAAACCCAAGGCGTAATACATGGCCGCTGGTCGTTTAGACGTTCTTCTCGCACTGGATGCTGCCCGCTTTACTACGGGCCTCAATGCGGCGACAAAGGAGGCCGACAAGTTCGAGCGCCAAATGACGTCGCTCGGCAAGAAGATTGGCGCGGCAATCGGTGGTGCCCTTAGTGCGGGCGCTTTTGTGCAGATGGTCAAGGGCGCGATTGATGCCGCTGACCGACTGAACGACCTAAGCAAGCAGACTGGAGTTGCAGTTGAAACACTCGGAGGATTGGGATTTGCCGCGAGCCAGGCGGGCGGCGATCTTGAAACGACCGTCCAAGGATTAGGCAAGCTCAACAAGACAATCGCTGAAGCTGCGGCGGGCAACGAGAAGGCGGGCGAGTTCTTTCAAAAGCTTGGCATCGATGTTCGCGACTCGAACAAGCAGATCAAGGATGCGGGCGCGGTATACATCGAGATCGCGAACAAGTTCGAGACCTTTGAGGATGGACCGAACAAGGCGGCATTGGCTCTTCGCGGATTTGGCAAGACCGGCCAGGAACAGATCGCAATCCTGAATGAAGGCGGCAAGGCCCTTCAGGCGAACATCGATTACTACAAGAAGTTCAGCGGCGTAACTGCGGAGACTGCAAGACAAGCTGATGAATTCAACGACACCATGGGCAAGCTTGGGGTGCTTGCAAGGTCGCTTGGTCAGAAGATCGCTATTGAACTGCTGCCGTTCCTGCAAACCCTCGGGAATGAGTTTCAGAAAACGGGCGAAGACGGCGACAGCGCATTCGACACGATTGCGCACGGCTTTAGCAACTTCTTCCGAAATTTCACCATCCTTGCGATCAACGTCAAGTATGTCCTTGGCACGATCGGCAAGGACATCACGGAACGCGCCGCGCAACTCAAGGCGTTCTTCAGCGGCGACTTCGCCAAGGCCGGAGAGATCGGTGACGCCATCCGCAAGCGAGGTGAGGAGGCCCGTGCCGAAGTAGATCGGATGACGCGAGCAATCGCGGATTCGGTTCCGCAAAAGAGAATTGCTGGTGTAGGGCTTGAAGACTTAGACGCAGCGATCCGAAAGGCCCGTCCCGGTAAAACCGCTCCAGGCCTGCGCGATGAAGGCTCTGCAAACAAAGCCGCAGCGCTTGCCAAGAAACAACTCGACAAGCAACTCAGCGATCTCGAAAACTTCATCAAAGCGGAGGAACGGCTTCTAGACGCACGCAACAACAGTCTTGACCGTCTGTACGACCAGGACCGTATTTCTATTGCGAGTTATTTCGACCAGAAGACGGCGGCGCTCGATCGCAATACTTTCGAGACGGTCGGTATCTACAACGACCAGATCAAGGCACTCAAGGATTTTGCCGCGACCGCGAAAGAGGAAACGGCAAAACTAGATGCACTTGCCAAGGCGGGTGACATCACCGAGAAGCGCAGCGAGTTCCTGCAGAAGCGTTCCGATGAGGCAACGCAGCTTGTAGACAAACGGGCTAGGGCCGCACGGGACTACAGCGACCAGATCACGGAACTCAGCGCTAAGGTTCTGGATCTGGCGAACAATGAAAACTCAGCGGCGGAAGCTGCGCTGAGACGCTTCAACATCCAGAATCGCCGCCTGACAGATCAGGCAACACAGGAGGGCGATGTAGTCGCTCTGACCAACATTGACAAGCTGCGTGCGCATGGTGTGGCGCAGGCACGTGTCAATTCATTGCTAGACGAAGCGCGTGTCATTCAGGACAGGCTCGGCACTACGGAGTCACGACTTCAGCTCGAGCGCGACCTTGGATTGCGTGGAGAACTTGAATCACTGCATGAACTTGGCAATGCACGCAAAGCTGCACTGCCTGATCTACAGCGGATCGCCGCAAGATACAAAGAGATCGCTGACGCATCTGGTGATCCGAAACTGATAGCCGACGCAGAAGCGTTCAATCAAAAGATAAAAGAACTAGCCAAATCTGCCGACGTGCTGGCGGAGAAATTCAACAACATGTTCACCGATTCTTTCGCGGATGCGTTCGCTAGTTTCCTAGACGGAACAACTTCGGCAAAGGATGCCTTCAAGGCATTCGCTGACGATATCGTGAAACAGATAAACCGCATGGCATCGCAGGAACTATCGCGGGCCATCTTTGGTGATTTATTAGGTGGCAACACGCAGGGTGGCGGTGTTGGTGGATTAATTGCCGGTCTGTTCGGAGGCCAAAATCTAGGAGGCGTGTTCGCTTCCGGTTCTGACTTCGTGCCACGCGACATGTTGGCCTATGTGCATCGAGGCGAGAAGATCGTGCCAGCGCATGAGAACCGTGGTAGCGCCAGCAACAGCATGGTGTTCAACTTCAGCGTTAACGGTCAGGTCGATCGAGCTACGGCTGATCAAATCGCGGCTCAAGTAGGACGTTCCGTTAACCGCGCAACCAGGCGTCTCGGCTAATGTTCTTAGAGACGCCAAGGTTCCCGAGTTGCGTGGCATTCGGAGCCATTACAGGGCCTACGTTCAGTTCAGTTCGGACTGTCGTGGCTTCCGGCTTCGATGATGTTCTGATCCGATACGAACAGCCGTTGCATCGCTTCGTCTTGGAGCACGCGAACAGGACGCAGATAGAACACGACGAACTGCTGACGTTCTTCAACGCAGTAAAGGGAATGGGCCATCGCTTCCGCGTGAAGGATTATGCGGATTACGCGGCCACAATTTCTAACGGCGTCCTGGTTCCATTGCACAGCACGCTGACCGTCGGCACATCTGGCGCGGGTTACGGGACGAGCACCTACCTATTGCAGAAGGCCTACACCGCTGGGGCTCTGACCACCTATCGGAACATCAACAAGCCGATTGCAACGGTTCTTATCTATCGCGCCGGTGCGCTGCAAACCCTCACCACGAATTACACGATCGACTACACGACTGGCGTCGTTACGTTCGTTGCAGATGATTCGCAGACGATCTCATCGCATACCGTGGGCGCGGCGCATCGGATGACGTTATCGTCCGCCATTGCAGCCAGTGCCGGACAACGCATCTTTATCACTGGCGTTACGGGGTCAGCTGCGAGCCTCTTGAATAATCTTTCGCATGCAATAACGAACGTCGGTGGCGGCGGAACGATAGTTGATGTCTCTACCACCACTACCGGCCTGACTGCCAGCGGTGGCACGGCCGCCATGTATCCGCAATCGAATCAAGCGCTCGCATGGGCCGGCGAGTTCGATGTTCCTTGCCGGTTTCTATCGGACGAAGCCTCGTACGAGATTGTTGACAGGCAGGGTTCGGGCGGTGGTCTGCTCTACAGCTGGTCCGGCATCAATCTAACCGAAGTCCGTATTGCCCTGACGTGAAGACCTTCACCCTCGCCGAGACCACAGACTACGCAGCACCTGAGCGGACCATTGCCAAGTGCTGGAACGTGGTTCGGACTGACGGAGAAGTATTTGGCTTCACTGATCACGATCAACCCATTCCCATTGGCGGTGTTATTTACGAAGCTCTGAGCGGATTTACTGCTTCCCAGCTTGTCACCAATGCTCAGCTTAGCGTTGACAACATGGAACTCGAAGGGCTTTTCGATTCTGCTGGGATTACGGATGCGGAACTGGAGGCAGGGATTTGGGATAACGCCGAGATCGTTATTTTCGAAGCCAATTATGTGACCCGCACGTGGACCAATACGCTGCTCACTGGATGGCTAGGCCAGGTCAGGCGCAACAAAGGATTGTTCGTAGCAGAGCTAAGAAGCCTCACGTCGACCCTGCAGAAAACAGTAGGCGACATGATTACGCCGAACTGTCGCTACAAGCTTGGGGACTTGAACTGCAAGGTCGATCTTGACGTTCTGACCGAGCACGACGTTCCAGTTACATCTGTGACATCACGGCGGATATTCGTCGCATCAAGCCTAGGATCGACATCGCCCAACTATGCGACTGGTTGGTATAGCTGGGGCGTGGTGACATTCACGACAGGTCTCAATGCCGGCTTTTCGATGGACATCAAGTCCTACACCGCAGGAGGAACGGTTGAATTACAGCTGCCGTTTCCTTACGCGATCTCTGTAGCTGACGAGTTCAGTATTTCTCCCGGCTGCAACAAGCAGCACAAGACCGGACCTAGCGAATACCTGGGTGACTGCGGGGAGAAGTTCGACAACGTAATCAACAACGGCAGCGAACCTGAAGTCCCCCTGCCGTCCAAGACTTTCCGCCTCCCCGGTACATGATCACTAGGGAAGAAGTCGTGGCCGCTGCGCGGTCATGGATCGGCACGCCATTTCGCGAGCAACAGTCAATGCGGGGCGAGGGCGCTGACTGCGTAGGTCTGGGCGTTGGAGTCGGTCGAGACCTGGGGCACGAGATCAGTGTCGAGCCGTGGAAGCAGTCCCCCGACAACAGACGCATGGAGCGCGAATGCGACTCCCGTCTTCGCAAGGTTCCTGTCGCACAGATGCAGCCTGGGGACGTGGTCCTGATCCAGACGGTCAAGGAACCGCATCACATGGGAATTCTGAGCAACTACCGCGATGGATTCGGAATCATCCATGCCTTGAAGGCTCGCGGAAAGGTGGTCGAGCACCGCCTTGACTCGCGCTGGCATAAAAGCATCGTTGCCGCTTACCGCTATCCGTCTGTCGCCTGATGGGTCAGCTTGCCTTTGGCGTCGTCGGAGCGGCGATCAGTACCTACGTCGGGGCTGGTCCTGCGATTGGGTGGGCGGTCGGTACGGCTATCGGCGGAGTCGTCTTCGCTCCTGATGGTCCCCAAACAACCGGACCAAGACTTGAGGATCTGAAGTCGAACGTATCGACCTACGGGCAACCCATCCCGCGATGTTATGGGCAGATCGGCTTCATGGGCTCTCTGATCTGGATGGACGACATTCAGGAAGCGGAGAACGTCGAAGAAGAAGGCAAGGGAGGAGACCCAGCCACAGCGACAACCTTCACATATTCGTGCAGCTTCGCAATGATTCTCTGTCGCGGAGAGGACGCGGAGATTGAGGGCTCGGTTCCTGTAGCGGCTTTGAACCGCATCTGGATCAACGAGAAGTGCTACTACGACGTCAGGGATGAGACGAACGTCGAAGCGATGGCGGCTTCGTCTAACTTCCAGCGGTTCTTCAAGTTCTACCCCGGCAGTCAGACTCAGCTTCCTGACCCAACGATGGAAGCGATTCTCGGGGTGGGGAACGTCCCGGCTTACCGAGGTCGATCTTACATAGTGTTCACCGACTTTCCGCTTGGGATGGTGCAGAACCAGCCGCCAGGCGCATTGAGGATCACGTTCGAAGTCACGATGACCGGCACGCCACCCGTGGGTCTGCGGCAAATCCATCGGACAGCATCTCCGGCTTCTGGATCTGGCAACGCCAATCGTTTAATCATGCCCGTAGTGGAAGGCGTGGTCAGAGTCATCGATGATCCAGCGCTCAGTTCTGCGGTAATCGTCAACAACCTGGAAGGAATTCTCCTATTCCAAGACAGCAAGACCGACGACGAGGAAGAATGGCCTAGTGGTGGGACTACTGGATATGCGGATGGCACGGTAGCGGTCACAAGACTCTACGACGGCTCGAGCGTTCGCACTTATCAGTTCGCTGGCACCTACGCGATGAACAACGCGAGCAACCGGCTCTATGCGGAACTGAGTGACGGCGGCAAGATAAGTGCCCTGCCGCTGCTACTTCCACAGACAGACATACTGGAGGCGGTCGTACCAAGCGCCGACCAGAGACACGTTTTCGCTATCGGTTATGACGGCGCCGATTACACGTGGCATCTGTTGCAATGGGACGCTGCAGAGCTCGAATGGGTTCTGGTGGATACCGGGCCAGTCGGAACCAATGCAATCTCGCGCGCTCCGGGACCGGCGAGTCAAGGGCTCTACTACGCAGCGATGGCCGAATCGGACCTGCGCTATCTCTGGTGGCTAGATGCTTCCCCGGGCGCGCAGTTCAGATTGCACTGGATCGACGAGACCGGGACATTGGTCTTGGTCGATACCCTGGTTATCGACTTTGGAGTCTGGGCTTTCTCGAACGCTAACATCTGGGTTGATAACGGCACCGCTTATGCCTTCGCCGAGCAGTATTACTACGTCGTCACCCGTCTTGATGGGGCGGCGGTCAACGATCAGACGCTAGAAGAAGTCCACACCGCCGAATGCCTCTTGGGCGGGCTTGAGTCTGCCCAGATCGAGGCCAGCGCCCTGTCCGCCATAACAGTGGATGGAATGTTCGTCCGCAGACTCGGCGCTCCCAGAGGCGTCCTGCAAGCCCTGCAGCCGGCCTATTTCTACGACACCTATGAATCCTCCGGGCAACTGAAGGCAAAGCTTCGCGGAGGATCTTCGGTAGTCACGATTGAGGATGACGAGCTCGGCGCGGCTATTGGGGGAGTCGCCGAAGAAGACCTGATCAACCCGGAACGGTCGGACGAAGACAGCCTTCCCGGCGCGGCGATCGTCACCTACATCGACCGGGCTTCCGACTACCAAGTCGCGGCACAGCACGACAGAAGGTCTGCGGTTGAAACCGATCAACCAGTCAATCTTGAGATGCCTCTCGTGTTCACTCCGGACGACGCGCGGCAGATCGCGAGTGTCTGGCTTTACAACCAATGGATCAGCCGGACCAAGCGCACGGTAAGACTTTCTCGCAAGTATTCGTATCTCGAGCCGACGGACATCATCACGCTCAGAACGGACGTCGCGGACTTCGTGGTTCGGATAACGTCGATCAAGACGAACGACGGCTTTCTGGAAGTCGAATGCGTCGACGAAGACGCAGCCCTTTACACGCAGAACGCAGAGGGCGCGAACATCGATCAGGGCACAGAGATTGTCTTGGTGACCGCGACCAAGATGGTTCTGCTGGATATCCCAATGCTCAGGGAGTCCGATGACGATCCGGGGTTCTATGTAGCTGCAGGAGGTTATTCAGCAGGCTGGCCGGGGGCAGTGATCCTTCGCAGCTTCGATGGTGGAATCACCTTCACTACCGTAGCAACCATGACCACCGCGACCACGATGGGCAACGTTG